CTCGTATGGTCGTTTTCTGGTTTGTTTTGTGCTCAAGCAGAAGACGGCATACGAGTTCGTGATGTGGCTGGAGTTCAGACGTGTGCTCTTCCGATCTGAACGGAACGGTGATTGCGGCGTAACCGTAAACAGCGTAGTTGTTCGAGAGTGTTGCCTGACCGCTCATGTCGTCGACTAGACGTACTGGGGCACCAGCCGACTCGAATACGCGGATTGCGTTCGAGTTAGCCATGTAGCCAACAGTGTCGCCAAGAGTGGTGTCTACGATTACTGGTAGACCCCAGATGGTTGCCTGTAGTGGAGATGGGCTTGCGCCAATGCTCTCACCGTTGGCTGCGCCACCGTCAACACGGACGATTGGACGACCCTGAGTGTCGGCCATAGTTACGAGGTACTTGTATAGCGCTGGGCCAGCAAGAATGAACTCGGCGTTTAGGCCAGAGTTGGTCTTGATGTACTTAGCACCGTCAACGATACCCTCGAGAACAGACTTAGCGGTTCCGCCGTCCATGTCCATAACCTTGCCGGTGAAGTCCAAAGCGCCGATAGCCGAAACAACAGCAGCGTTGGTCTGGTTGGCGTAAGCAATGCTTAGAGCCTGGAACGCGGTGTCTAGGTAAGGGGTTGATGAACGCTCAACAAGCTGACGAGACAAGGTGGTCTTACCTGCGTAAGTCTTGACTGCAACAGAGGTGTTCGAGATGGTGATCTGGCCGTCGCTGATGCTGGTGTTTTCGGTAGCCTGGTTGCCTACTGCAACAGTGTTAGCCGAAACCTTAGCGTAGTCAACAGTTAGACCCGAGGCTGGTAGTGCGCCACGGCTAAAAGCGTTCCATGATGGACGGTTTAGGTCGATTAGGTTGTTGATGAAACCAACCCAGCCTGGGAGGCTGTAGGTGTTGGCTGATGTTGCTGCACGAGCAAGCTCTACTGCAGTTTCCTCGCCGCGAGCCAAAGCCTGAGCAAACTCGCCCTGGCTACGGTACTGCTCGAACGATGAAGCAATAGGAGCAACTGGTGCGACGTTAGCCTCAACCATGCGACGAACTTCTACAAGCTCATCCTGGATAGCGCGAACGTCGAGTTCGGTGTTTTCAGACACTTCGCTCTCACTTTCTATTGGTGATGGTTCGATTGGTGCAGTTTCCTGCTCCTCACGAACCTGGGTGATTTCCGCGCCAGAATAGGCAGGGAATGGGACGACTGAAACCTCTTTGAGGTCTACTAGAGTCCTAGTCACGACGTTGCCGTCGCGAGTCTGCTCAACCGGCATAAAACCGACAGAGAACTTGTTGAGAACACCATCACGCATAAGCGCAAGCGTCTCGTCGGCGCGCTGCACGCCCTCGGTTAGTTTTGCGGTGATTTCGTAACCATTAGGGGTTTCGCGACCTGCAATAACTTTGCCGATTGGTTCAGCGTGTCCGTAAAACAGTTTGACGTCTTCAACACCACGGATTGCTCCTGGTGCAAAACGCTCAGTGTATGAGCCAATGTTGGCGTCTTGTCCATAAGGGACAGCAACTCCGCTAATGGTTCGTTCCTCTACTTGGTCAAGTCTGAACTCGACCTCGCGGGTTTCCATTTCGGTCATAGGTTTTCCTTTGATCTGATTTCGTCGGCCGTCAACCAGCCACCGTCAATACCGACCTTGTAATAGTCGTAACGGCTGGCGATGTCTGCCTTGAACAGACCTTCGAAGTTGAACTGCACACGCGTTGCACGTGGCAGACAGTTAGACATGGCATCGGCGATTGCGTCGGTGTAGGCCATGATGGTGTGTCTGTAAAAAATCTGGTTTTCGTCTGTGAGGTTGCTGTAAGTATCCGAAGTGCCATCGACACCAGTTAGCAGCAGACGGGCAGGGATACCAAACATGCGCGCAATGTTTTGAACGCTCTGGTTCAGTTGCTGGGTGTACATGACGTCGTTAGCGGTCGGGGCAATAACGGTGTAATCAAAACCCTCAGCAAGAACAGCGATTTGGCGTGTGGCCTGTTTTGCGTGCCAGTTAGCAGTAACTTCGGCAGCATCATCCTTAGAAAGTGGCTTAGTGGTCTTTAGAACGCCCGTAGGGACGCCAGCGTTCGAGAACCAAGTAGATGCAAAGTTGCGCAGTTCGAGGGCACTATTGACGTCCTGCCAGCAAGCCTGCACTGGTGAGATACCCTTGAGAATGCCTGGCTCGGTGAACAAACGCAGGTGCTCGATTTCGTTCGAGGTAAAAGTGCGACCTTGGTAGTCGTAAACCTTGTTGCCGGTCAAACCAGTTGGGCCATCAAGACGAACATTTACAGCTGACGCAGGGATGATAGTTAGATCGTTGACCTGACCGCGTGCGTCATAGTTTTTATACCAGAAAGCGTTACCCTCAAGCGCCAACGAGGTTACGGTCTGAAATAGGAAATCTCGGCGTGAGTCGTTGAGTGATGGGTTGTTTACCAGAGCGGGGTTATCGACCTTGGCTTCGATGCCTCCACCGTAGCGGAATGTGTCTAAAGGCATCTTTGAAATAGGCGTAGCAATAATCTGTATTGCACGGTAAACCGACGTTAGAGAAAGTGCAGTCCGATTGTTCGGTGCGTACTCGTTACGAGTCGGGATGGTGATTGTAGGGGTAGCGCGGTTCTCGTCAATGCCAAGGATGCGTTGCCATAAAGATGCCATAGCATAAGTGTAACGATTTGGTAACGGGAACGCTATTCTTTTGGCGTGTCGCTAAAACACACCAATACCACCTTGTTGTTTAGCCGACGCAACATAAAGCGCCATGATCGTTGCCATAACCGCGTCAACATCGCCAACAGACTCTTTACGAGACACCTGCCAAAACTCGCCAACATACTTAGCGACCGCTTGAGAGTTCTGCAACACAAGCAACGGGTCATTGTTATGGGTTAGGCGATTGTTCGCAAACATGGCGTAAACGGTTGCGCAGGCCGTGTTGATTTCTTTATTCCACAAGTTCCAAACCGAGACACCCTTGTCTTTGAGTTTCCTGTGAAGTGAATGCATACCACGGTCGTCGAGGGCAACAGCCTCAATGTGGTATTCGCGGACTAGATGGACTAACAACTCCACAAGCTTGTCCTCGGTCGGATTGACTAGGGATGCCACCAGTTCCGTCTCAAAGTGTTCACCAACCTTTTTAGCGGCAGCAATAGTGGCATGCTCAAAGTTGCCGGTCACGTCAACAGCCAATACCGAGTTTTGAATGTCTGTAATCCCATTACCTGCAGCTGCTCGGAATAGTTCACCTGGCAACCAAGACTCACGCGAACCACTAATGAACTGGTTCAGCGTATAACGGCGGACTTCATGCTCTGGGCTAGTCGTAATGTCTTGGAGCACGCGCTCAAGTGGAATACGGCCACACTCAACAGCAGGGTTAGCCGCTTTGATAGCGTTCGGGTCGGTAAGTTCCGAGTTGGCTGGTGCCTCCCAGATGAAAGCGCCAAAGCGTTCGTTGCTGGCTGGGTCGGCTATTGCTTGGTCGGCGGCGTTGTATAGATCTATGAGAGTTTTAGATTCAGCATCGCCAGCGGTCGTAATCATGATGACCATAGCGTTGTCGATAGCAGACGTTCCCTTTTTGGCAGCCGTCCAGATACCAGTTTTGGCTAGGTGACCCTCGTCGAGGATGCAACGCACCATGGTAATACCCTGCATGGCTGACTCACGTGCCGGTGCCACCTTGTATTTGCCTGAACCATCGGTCTTAGCAATACCGCGTGTTTCAGTTGTTTTCTTGAAGCGTTTAGCCAACCAGAGCGTCTTGTCGATTACGTGCTTGACGCGGGTGTAAATGATTGTGGCCTGCTCGCGCGACGATGCCAAACTAATGACGTCGCCCTTATGGAATGCCAGCGCGTCAAGGGCTAACCCACCAGCAAGAACCGACTTGCCCTGTTGGCGAGCCATCGAGATAACAACCTGCCTGTAACGCAGTTCGCCTGGATGATTTGGGTGGTCGGTGGGGTAACGCTCAAGCACGTGACGCAACAACCATTTTTGCCACGGGTCAAGTGGGATAGGTTCATCCGTCTCTGGTGTGACCCAACACAAAGAGAGCAGCTCGATAAGCCTGTCGCCATCCGTAGGGAAATCCTCGGACAGCGGTTTGGTGTAACGAGCGGGGAACTGCATTAGCGTTGCAACATTGAGGCCAGCGGGTCGAACTCTGGCGCGGTGCCATTCAGTTGACGCGAGACTTCAAGGATAGTTTTACGAAGTTCGGCTGCAGTAGACGTGTTTCCCTTGTCGTCAAACTCGCCAGCAAGCTTGAG